CGTTGGGAAGCCTCTCAGGCGCCGCGGCGTCCGCTCCGGGCATTCTCCCCACGGCGGTTGGGCCAACGGCAGCTGTCACAGCCCTCAACGCCCTGACGGCGGCGGCTGGTACGGCAGCGGCGGCGCAACAGGCCGGCGCTTACATGGGTGTGGCGCAAAAGAACCTTTTGAACGCGAGTACCTAAAATGCAGAGTGTCCCGGTTGCCGGCGGAAACTGTTATTCGTTGGCGGCGCAATATCTTAATGACGCCACGCAGTTCATTAGGATCATGCAGTTAAATGGCCTAACCGATCCGGTGCTTCCGGCAACCGTGCAGACCATCCTCATCCCTGACATCAACCCGAATTTAACGGGTGGAGTCCCCCCGCAATGAACATTGATAAAGAAGCGGAAATCCGCGCCGCCGCCATGATCTACTTCAACTCGCGGGCGATCCCGTTTGAAGACACGCTAAAAATGTCTCTCGGCGAAATCATCGCTGTTTGGGAATACTTGAAACCGCAAAGGCGCATTTTTGCATGACCCTCGGCCCCGTCCCGCGCGACACTGTGCGGGCGCCGGTCGCACAGGTCACGATCAACGGCGCCGTTATGCCGGAAATCCTCTCGGTTTCGGTTGACGATACCAACGTGTTTGAGGCGTCGAAATTCACCGTTGAAGCTAGGGTAAGCACCGCGTTTCCGGCCTCATGGTGGGGAACGCAGACGCAAATCCGCGTGAAGATTTTTGGCGGGTTTGCCGGGCAGACTTCGGGCCTCACGCGGCTCCTGACCGGGAATGTCGATAAGTATTCAATCGACCTCGACAACCGCAAAATCACCCTCACCGGGCGCGACCTGACATCGCTTCTGATTGACACCAAGACCGCGGAATCTTATGTAAACCAGAACAGCGGCGAGATTGCGGTCATCATCGCCAACAAGCACGGCTTAACGCCGGTTGTGACGCCAACCACGACGCCGGCCGGCACCTATTACGCCTCGGATCATACCGCGCTTGCGCTCGGCGCGCTCAACCATTCGACAACCGAGTGGGACATGCTGGTCTATTTGGCCCAAAAAGAGGGATTTGACGTTTTTGTTCAAGATACTTCGCTTTATTTCCAACCGGCGCAAACCACGGCCACCCCGCCCTATCTCATAAACTGGACGATGGGACCGGACGGTGTACCATCCTCCAACGTCATCGGGCTTACGATTGAGCACGATTTGACCCAAGCGCCGGGCGTAAGCGTGACTATCCTGTCTTACAACTCGACATCGGCAAAGACCATCAAGGCTGTCACGAAAGCCGCCGGATACAACGCCAGTCAGACCGCGGGCAACACGCAGGATTACGTCTATAATGTCCCGAACCTGACGCAAGCCAGCGCGCAAAGCCTCGCTAACCAGCGGTTTCAGGACATCACGCGCCACTTAAAAACGATCAGGTTTTCTCTGCCTGGCGACACGGTTTTGACGCCGCGCTCCGTGATTCAGGTGAGTGGCACCGGAACGGTTTTCGACACGTTCTATTATCCCGACATGGTGAGCCGAAAGATGGATTTTGCCGGTGGGTTTCCGATGATCGTTACCGGCAAGAACATCCCGCCGTCCTTCCAGCAAACAGGGGTTTAAGATGAGCCTTTCCGGCACCTTGCGCCACCGGCACGCCGGGCAGGCTGCAACGGACGCCGCGCCTCGCTATGGCACCATCCAGAGCGTGAACCCGGCCAACCATACCGCCCGAGTGACGATCCAACCGGAAGGCGCGCTTTCGGGCTGGCTGCCAATTCACGCGGTTTGGATCGGCAACGGTTGGGGTATGGTTTGCCTGCCATCACCGGGCGATCAGGTGACTCTCGACGCAGACTCAGGCGACTCGACCAACCTCAAAATCACAGGACGGGTTTACAATGCCGGGCAGACGCCGCCCGCATCCAATCCCGGTGAAATGGTTCTCGTGCATCAATCTGGCTCTTATCTCAAATTGCTCAATGATGGAGGAATACACAGCAAGGGAACGTGGAATCATATCGGCGCGATCAGCGCGACGGGAAACATTACGGCAGGGCAGGGGACCGGCGACCAAGCCGACCTTTTGAACCATACGCACGCATACATCCCAGGAACGAGCGGCTCCGCGCAGACCCAGCCACCAACCGCAGGCACCTAAAGGAATCAAATGCCCGAACTATCGCATTATTGCGGTCAAGACCTCGCGGTCGGGCCAACGGGAGACCTTGCGCTTGTTTCAGGCGTCACGGAAACCACGCAACGCATCATCCGCCGGTTGCTCACCAACAAGGGCGAATACCTCTGGCATCTTCTCTACGGCGCCGGGCTACCCGCACAGGTCGGATTATCGGCAAACGCGATGGCGATTCAAAGCCTGATCCGGGGCGAGATTTTCAAAGAGCAAACCGTCGCGCAGGTTCCGGCACCAACGATCAACGTCACGGCATCGCCGGGGTCAAACACCGTCACCGTCAACATCGCTTACACGTCCTCGGTCACAGGGCTTCTTGTGATTATTCCTCCGTTCACGGTGTAAAATGTCCCTCAATGTTCAAAATTTCACAACGCTGGTCGGCAACATGGCCGCAGCGGTGCAGAACAGCGCGACCGCGCTTCTGGACCTCACGGTTGGTTCGACCCTTCGCGCCATTCTCGAAGGTTCCGCAGCGGCCGGCCTCTGGCTGCAATCTCTCATCCTTACCGTCTCCCTCTCGACTAGGCTTGCAACCAGCGTCGGGGCGCAATGCGACACATGGGGCGCAGACTTCGGTTTCTACCGCCTGCCAGGTGTGGCCTCATCCGGCTATGTGACGTTTGGGCGGTACACCGCGACCTCATCGGTTTTCATCGCCAACGGTTCGCAAGTCCGCTCCGCAGATGGCACTCAGACATTTACGGTTGTGGCTGATACAACCAACGTGCTTTACAACGGATCAACCGGCTACACCATCCCGGCGCTCACCGCGACCGCAAACATCCTTGTCGTCAACACCACTGTTGGCACCGCCGGCAACGTGCTGGCATCCACCATTTCGCAAATTGTCGGGGCGACTCCTGGCATTGACTATTGCAACAATGCGACGGGATTCACGAACGGCGCCAATGCGGAATCCGATGCGGCGATGCGAACCAGATTTCAAAACTTTGTAGCCACTCGCGCCGCCGGGACGACTGCCGCCATCCTGTACGCCGCCACAAGCGCCGCTCTCAATCTGACCGCGACGGTAGTTTTTGGCGCTCCCGGTACGGGCTTTTTCACCGTTTACGTCGATGACGGGACCGGCGCCCCTCCGGCCGCGACACTCGCCCTTGTCGGGGCGGCTGTGACGGCGGTACGGGCTGGCGGCATCAATTCGGTTGTCTCTGGCCCGACTCTCATCAGTGCCAGTGTCGCGGCTACCCTGGCGACGAACGCGGCCACCAATCACGCTCTTGCTACCGCTGCGGCAGCACAGGCGGTCACGGCATTCATCAACGCCCTGCCGATGGGCGCGGTGTGCCCTTATAGCCGGCTCGCGCAAGTGATCTATGATTCCTATACAGGCATCACGAACATTTCCGGCCTCCTGCTCAACGGCGCGACGGCTGACCTCGGCGGCGCGGCAACTCAGGTTGTTCGCTCGGCCTCTGTGATCGTAAGCTAAATGGCGACGGGCGACACAAACGACTTCATCGTTCGGATTAAGGCGCTCCTGCCTCAACGCTGGTTTCCAACATCCAGCAATCTCTCTCAACAAGCGCAAACGCTGTTTCAAACTGAAACCGGCGTTTCTCTCACGGACGCCAATAACAACGGCCTAAGTTTTACCAGTGGCCCCGTCATCCTGCCGGTTTCTGCAACACCCATCCTCGACGGAGTATTGGCGGGCATCGGCTCAATGTGGGCTTGGCTCTATAGCCTCATCGTCTATATCGCGCTTCAAACCCGCATCGCCACCGCAACCGATGTTTGGCTTGATATTATCTCTCTCGATTATTTTGGGACCGGCCTGCCTCGCAACCCGAATGAACCGGACGCGACCTTCTCGGCTCGTATTCGGGCCAATATGTTTCCGCCATTGCAAACCAGGGCGGCAATCATTGCAGCCTTGAAGGCGCTCACCGGGCGCACGCCGAAAATCTTTGAGCCTGCCAACCCCCTCGACGGCGGATCGTACACCACCGGATATTCCGGCTACGGCGTTGCAGGCGGCTACGGCTCGCTCGCGTTGCCGTTTCAGCTTTTCGTCACGGCATACCGCCAAATTACGGGCGGGATTCCGAATGTTGCTGGCTATTCAGGCAACCTTTCGACTCCTGAGTATGCGCCCGGCGGATATGGGAACGGAGCGATTGAATATGTGACACTGGCGCAGGCCGGCACACAAACGAATGACGCGGCGATCTACGCGACGGTCGCAAAAACGCAAGCCGCAGGCGTTACCTCCTGGGTCGCAGTCTCCAACTAAGGAATCCTCATGGACCGCATTATTGTTTATCCCGGCGCGCTGCCGTTGGATTCTGACGTTCTGAACACGAACAAAAATACCATGCTGGCGCTCGCCGGGCTGCTCAACGCCACCCTCGGCACCACATCGACCGTGGCGGGCTTGGCGGGGACACAAACGACCGTTCCGTCTCTGACCATCAACATCGGTCCCGGCTCAATCACGTCGCTACAAAACGTCGATAATACCCAATACGGCTCCATCGCCCTCGATACGACCGACACCATTGTCAAGCAGGGCGTAAACCTCACGACAACTCAGTTGACTTTGACCGCGCCTGGCACCGCCGGATTCAGCCAAAACTATTTGATTGAGGCGTCGTTCGTTGAAGCTGACGCAACGCCGGTTGCGTTGCCATACTACAACGCAACCAACCCGGCGCAGCCCTATTCAGGGCCGGCCAATACCGGCGCGACTCAGAACACTCTCCGCACTCAGCGCGTTCTTTTGCAGGCCGTGGCAGGCGTTGCCGCTACCACCGGAACACAGACAACCCCGGCGACCGGCGCGGGTAACGTCCCGCTCTACGTGGTGACGGTTGCCTATGGGCAGACGGCCATCACCACCGCGCAGATCGTCGCGGCTCCCTTGGCGCCGTTTGTTGACGGCCTCGCGGTCGGCCGCGGCATTCAGCCGGGCCGTTTGCTCAATATTCAAACCATTAGCGCCACCGGCACATATAACCCGACGCCGGGTGCAACCAAACGGCTTGTGAAATTGTGGGGCGCTTCCGGCGGCTCGGGCGGGGCTGCCGCAACGACATCCGCCCAGGTTTCCCTCGGCGCGGGCGGCGGCGGCGGCGCGTATTGCGAAGATTATGGTCCGATCACCGGACCTGTGTCCGTTACCATCGGCGCGGCCGGAAGTGCCGGCGCGGCGGGCGGCGCGGGCGGTAGTGGTGGGCAGTCCAAATTCGGGACAGGCGGCGGCGCCCCCACGGCGCCGGGCGGTCTGGGCGGCGGCAGCGCGCCGGCAACCGCTCCATTCCCAATCCTTGGTTATTATGGTTTCGGCGCGGCAGTTGCCACAAACGGCAGCGTCTTAAACCAAAGCGGCGGCGGCGGCTCAACAGTCACGGCAACAAGCATAGCCGGATTTTTGAGCGGCCCCGGCGGTTTCTCTGGTTCCGGCTCGCCTGGCGCTAACCCCATCTCCAACGCTTCGTCGGTAGGCAATGCAGCTTCCAGCCCCGGCGCCGGTCCAAGCGGCTCGGCAAACGGTCCCTCACAGTCTGCAATCCCAGGCGTCGCAGGCACAAACGGTCAGTGCATCATTTTTGAATACTCGTAAGAAGGCATAAGGATTTCTGAAAAATGAGTACGATTGCCCAACTTACCAACGCGGCGGCAGCACTTGATAACGACGTTCTTCCGATACAGCAAAACGCGGACGGTGTGACCCGCAATGCCCGCATGTCGCAGATTTTTAATTATGTTGCGTCAAAATTGTTTCCGACGAGTCCTGTGGGTTCGGTCGCGGTGGGAACGGGCGCGGTCGGCGGTATTCAATTCGTAACGCCGAACACGGCGGGAAATCCGGTGACGCAGGACTCGACCGGGCATATTTCGGCGCAGACTGTTATCGGCACAGGCGGCACAACACCATTTTCGCTTGGCGATTTTTTCGGAAATCTAAACAATTTCTCTGCAAAAAACCTTTTTTCTTCTTACGCTTCCAATGCAGCCGCCGCAGCCGCTTTTGTACCCGGAAACAACATAAGCCCTGGCGTGAGCGGCATCCAAGGCAATACTAGCCTCGGTCTCGCATCACACAACCCTACAAGCACAGGCTTAACAAACCCGACTGACGCTTCAAATATCTACAACACGTTCA